GTTTCATAGCGCTGGAGGGTGGATTTGCTGATACCTACTTTATTAGCTAGAGTCTGATAAGACATATTCAAAGTTTCTCTTCGCTTTTTCATACGATTCATTATTTCTTGCATCTTTTCACTCATGTAATGCACCTCCTAAATTATCAAAGCACATCTATAAATCATGCATTAAAATCAAATTTTATAATATTCGTTCCAGATTCCCGGCGGTAAGTTATGCCATTTTTTCTTCTTCCCCTTTAACTTGCTCATCGATCGAAAGCACCCGGAGCACCATGGATTTAGTAATATCATCAGCCTTGCGGTATTCAAGAACAATTTCTTTTTCCGTATCATTTAAAGGAAAACTTGCTAGACTATCGTTCTCCCATCCCATCAAATATGCAGGAGAACATTTTAGAATTTCGGCAAGTTGGGTTATTGTTTCGTGCTTTATATTCTTTATATCGCCACTTTCGTACCGTTGGACCGTTGCTTCTTTTACGCCTAATAAATCAGCGATTTGCAAAAGCGTTAAATTTAAAGCTAATCTTCTTTGCTTTATCCTCTCATTAAGTACAGACATTTTTGCATCCTCCAAAATAATATTCTTTTGCATTAGAATATCATAAACTTACGCATAACGCAATTAAAAAGATGCAAAAACAATATAAACTTACGCAAAATGTATTGACACATATGAGTAGCAATGCTATTATGAACTTACGCAAAACGTAAGAAAGGAGATAAAAAATGAGAAAATGCAAAACGGACGTCGTTGAAATCAAGAAGTTTATGGCAGAAAGAGATATTAATACAGTTGTTGAACTGTCTCAGAAAAGCGGAATTGATAGAAATACTTTGGGAAAAATATTATCTGGAACGGTGCAACCTTCCTCTAATGCGATGGAGCGATTAGTATATGCTCTTGATATACCTCCAGAGAAAGCTGGACAAATTTTTTTTGCTAATAACTTACGTAAAATGTAAGAAATGAGAAAGAATACATTGATATTTATGCAAAGCATGAGCGAGGTGACAATATGGGTATTTATGCAAACAAAGCGGAAATTGCCAGATTTTTCGGAATTACGTCCCCAACTGTCAGTAAGAGAGTGAAAGGGATTGAAGAAGAAATTAAAGCCGGCACGTATTGGAAACGGCTGCAGGATCGTAATCTCAGGAAGACCGTTCCACCATTTGACGTGGAAGAATCTTACAAATACTGTCTGGAGGGCGAGAGAAAGCGCCCGATCGGCGTGGTGATGGGCGGTCCGGTGGAAAAAAAGAAGATGTGGAACATCAAAATAACTGAAAATGAAATGTTAAGCCTATATGGAACGAAGAAAGAGGCTTATCTGCGGGCAGAAGAGTTGTCCGGTGAAGTAATAAGCTAGAAGAATAATTGGATGCACTAATGGTTAAGCAGAGAAAAGAAAACTCGCTACTATCGATAATCATAGATTTATTATCTAGTGACACGCTTAATTAAGTAGTGTGAAAATATTAGGAGGAGACGGAAGAATGATTCAAAATCCAAAAAGGGAAAAAATCATAGCAGCAGGATCAGGAGGGGAGGTGAGGAAGGAGGAAAAGATCACTTTTGACTACTTCCGTGGTTATGAGTCAGAAATGTTTACGTTTTACCGGATCCCTAAGGTACTTTTTACGGATCCATATTTCCGCAAGCTATCCAGTGATGCAAAGGTCCTGTACGGTCTAATGCTGGACCGCATGATGCTATCGAAGAGAAACAACTGGGTGGATGAGGAAGACCGTGTATACATCATATTTACCCTGGAAGAAGTCATGGAGTGCATGAACTGCGGAAGAGACAAGGGTATGAAGATCCTGGCGGAACTGGATAGCGGTAAGGGAATTGGCCTGATCGAACGTGTCAAAAGGGGGTTCGGGCTGCCATCGATCATCTACGTGAAGAGCTTCCTGATCCAGCACGAACCGGAAGAAGAAATCAGCCAGGAAATGGACGGAGAAAGTGCGTCTTTTCCAGAGGTCGGAAATGTCGACGTCCAGAAGTCGGAAAAACCGACGTCTAGAGGTCGGAAATGTCGACGTCCAGAAGTCGGAAATATCGACGTCATGAGGTCGGAAAAACCGACCCTAATAAGAACTATTAATAATACTGATATGAGTGATACTGAATCTATCAATCTATCTGAGGATAGGATGGATGGAGTGCAGACATACCGGGAGATGATTCTGGAGAATATCGACTACGCTTCCCTGCAGCACACCTGCAGCAAGGCAGAGGTGGAATACATAGACGAGCTTGTGGACCTGATGACGGAGATCGTCAGCGTGGATCAGGAGGGCGTCCGGATAGGCGGGGTAAAATATCCGTACCAGTTGGTCAAGAGCCAGCTCCTGCGAGTTGGCTATGAGCATATCCGGTATGTTTTGGAATGCCTGGACAAGAATTTCACCAAAGTACGAAACGTTAAGGCGTATCTGCTGACTTGCCTTTTTAACGCGCCTTCCACTATCAACAGTTACTACAGGGCGGAGGTGAACCACGACTTGTACGGCAGAGATGATGAACCCATACAAAAAAAGTGACCGGCTTGTATGGGGTACATACGAACCGGTCACGAGGATAAAAAATTGGAAATTGTATGTATTTAGTATAGCATCTGGCAGCGGAAAAGTCAAAAAAATGCGGATCCTGCTGCGTTTACACCTTGTTATAGGAATTATACTTACGACATCCAAGGAGAGGCACAAGGGGTAATATTAGATGCCATATATCAAGACAACGGTTGATCTTGGTGGCAGCATTGAGGTGGAGAAGACTTTCTCTGGACGGTATGGGAAGCATACGAAAAACGGGGAACGTCTGAAAAAGACATCTGAGTACATGGCAGAGATCAATGAACGGAACGCAGTAAAAAAACTGCGCCGAAAAATTGCAAGGAATTTTGAACCGGGAGATTACCATATCACCTTTACGTATATCGGTGATGCACCGGATAAGAAGGAGGCAGCGGATACGCTGACGAAGTTCCTGCGGCGGTTGAAAAGCTGGTATCGCAGGAAGGGGAGTGACCTGAAGTATATCAAGGTCACGGAGTACAAGAATAAGAGAATACACCATCACGTGATTTTAAACCAGATCGAGGGGGCTTTGCAGAAGATCCGGGAGCTGTGGTCCGGTGGCATATATCCGTCGATTCTGTATGCAGAGGGCGGATTTGAGGGTTTGGCACGTTATCTGATCAAGGAAACAAAGAAGACCATGAAAGATAAGGATGCACCGAGCAAATTACGGTATAGCTGCAGCCGGAATCTGATCGAGCCGGAAAAAATTACGGAGATCATTGAGGCAGAACGCTGGATGGAAACACCGGTTGCTCCGCAGGGCTACTGGATCCTGAAAGACAGTGTAGTGAATGGTGTAAGTGAAGTGACTGGAAGAAAGTATCAGTACTACACGATGGTCCGCGCAAAGGACGAACGGAGTTTGGACTCTGAAAAATATATTAAACCGAGAAAAAGGAAACGTAAACATAAATGCAGGTCAGAATAAAAGACGGGATAATCTCAGTGGATTATGACGGAAAAGAAAGGGACAGACAGCAGAAGATGAACCGCCGGGAGATTGAGGAGTTTCTGCAGTCTATTTACGAAGAGGGTGTGAAGGATGGCAAGCCAGATACACCGAAAGAGGTGCACATACGGAAAGGAGTAGAGATTGCAGCTGATGCCATACTGAAGGCGCTGGAAGATACAAAAGGTATCGGGGAAAAGCGCCGGGAAAGTATTATGGACCGCTTCCGGAAAAACGCTGACCATGGAATTGAGCGCAATGGGGAAATAGGAGGATAGCGGAATGAGGACAGTGTCTATCATGAATTTAAAGGGAGGTGTGGCCAAGACCACCACATCTGTGAATATGGCCCATATCCTGGTACAGGAATATGGTAAGAGAGTGCTTGTTGTTGATAACGACAAGCAGGGAAATTGCAGTAAGTTTTTCAAGGTGCATGGATATGATCGGGCGGGTATGGCCGAGGTTATGACGGACCGGAACGTTTATCTAAAAGAGGTGATTCAGCACACAGAATATGAGAATCTGGACGTGATCGCAGCCAACATGAACCTGCTACGGGCAAATATGGAGGTTATGATGGATCAGAGAAGACCACAGCAGACGCGGTTAAAAAAGGCACTCCAACAGGTGGAGCAAGAATATGATTACTGTGTGATCGATAATGCGCCGGATATTAATATAGCGACGGTGAATGCGCTGGTGGCTTCGGATGATGTGATGATTCCGATCACAATTGATGATTTTGCGCTGGATGGCTTGGAGGAACTGGCAGAACAGATTGAAAATACCAGGGAGGAGTTAAACCCTGACCTTCGGTTGTGCGGCTGTTTTGTGACGCAATTTGACCGTACCAACGAAGCGGATCAGCAGGTGGAGGAATATTTACGGAACGGGAAGCGGTATCCGGTGTTCCGGACACATATCCGCCGGACGGGGAAGGTGAAGCAGAGCACGTTTGCAAGAGAACCGATTACGCTTTTCTCAAAAAGGTGCGGCGCATCCATGGATTATAAAGCGCTGGTAGATGAGTATCTTAAAATGTGACCGATTCGGTCACATTCTGGAAAGATGCGAGAACAGTAAAAATGTGACCGATTCGGTCACATTCTGGAAAGAGGCAGAAACAGTAAAAAATGTGACCGATTCGGTCACATTCTGGGAGGATAGAAAGGTGAAAGGAAAATTTAACATCAATGATTTTCTGAGCCAGCAGCAGGATGATGGCTGGCAGCAGGAAATGGAAGGTCTGACAGAAGAAAAGCCAGTGATACACATGATTGATGTGCACGACCTGATCCCGTCGAAAGAAAACTTCTACAGAGTGGATGATGATCTGAAAGAGTCTATTAAGATGTTCGGGATTCTGCAGCCACTATTGGTAAAGCGGCCAGAGAATGGAAAGTGTGTGATCATTGCCGGGCATCGGCGTCGGATGGCAGTTATGGCATTGCTCAAGGAAGGGTATGAGGAACGCAGATATGTTCCGTGCGTGTACAAGAATGAGAATATCACAGATAAACTGGCGCTGATCCTGGCAAATCGTTTTCGTGATAAAACGAACTGGGAGCGGATGATGGAAGCTATCGAGGCGGAAGAGCTGGTGCGTGATCTGAAAAAGGAATATGACATTAAAGGACGTACACGTTCCATTTTGGAGGATATCACGGGCATCAGCAATGCACAGATGGCTCGCTACCGTGCTATATATAACAATCTGACAGAAGACATGATGGAAGAGTTTAAGAACGATAATGTCACGATCTCTGTGATTGCAGAAGCGTGTAAGTTGTCTCCGGAAGCACAGCATCAGGCTTTTAAACAGATTGAAGAGACGGGAAGTCTAACGGTAGTGGATGTGCAGCAGATGCTGGAAGCGGAAATGCTGGAACGGAAAGCCCAGGATGAAACACGGATGGAAGGAAAAAAAGAGGATCCAATGGAGAATGCAGCGGAAGAAGATACGCAGGAAGGGCAGCAGGATGAGGCAGAGGCAGACGATCAACAGGAAGATCTGCAGCCGGATCACCCAAAGCGGCAGCAGGTTATCCAGCAATCGAGCGAGCTGATGCATGAGCTTTCGTACGAGAACCAGCGGAAGGTGCTGGAATATATTAAAAAACTAATGCGGAGGAAATAAAAATGAGAAGCAAGAATGAACCTAAAATGTACAAAAAATCGGAACTTGAATTTGATGTCATATATGAAGATGGTAGCAGAAAAAGGGTGAAAGATGGAATTCTTTTCGCAGAAACAGAATCTCATACATTGGATATGCATTTAGGGACATACAACCAGTTGGGTATGTTTACAGCAATATATGTATCTTTGAAACCATTAGTTGAAAGGTATTTGAAGGAAGATGACAAGGCGGAGCAAGATAAATAAGCCAGGAGAAAATAGACCTGCAAGACTAATACAAGGATTAATGTATAGGAATGACAGAAGAAGTAATACAGGAAAGAAGAAAAAAAGCACAGGAATGGCTGCAAAGGTATGGTGATGCGAAGTGCGAAGTCAGAAGGAATGAAGAGGAGATGGCGGAGCTGGTTGAAACGCAGGATGATTCAAGGGCGGCTCATTTTTCTAAATTTCCAAAAAGAAAGGGAAGCTTATCAGATCTGTCGGATTACATGATAGAGCGCGAAAAGGCAAGAAAAAATATTCGGGATGCAATGCAGCAGAATATTCTTGTATTTGAAGAGGTTTGGAATGCGATTAATGAACTGGATAATGCAAAAGAAAAGGAAGTGCTATCATACCGGTATATTCGCGGTATGAACTGGGAACAGATCTGCGACAAAATTGGTAAAAGCTGGTCGCATACGCACAGGATCCATAACAAAGCGCTGGATCATATTGCAGAATTGGATACGCTGAATATTTAAGTATTTCTAGATGAAGGAGGAGAACATTTATGGCTGAATTTAAAGCATTTGAAGTAAACTTTGAGGGAATACCGGGATATATGGTATATCAATTTGTAAACGGAAAATGTCGTTCGAAAGGTTTCACTTCAAAAGATGATTATAAAATTTTTTGTAGTGCAATTGGCACTGAACCGAGGATCGTAGATAAAGCAGAATTGATTTCCGCCAATCGGTAAATTTAGTGAATGGAATAGAATGGTACAGACCATATATGATATGATTAGAATGACCGAAGAGAGATGGAAGTTTCCGTCTCTCTTTTATTTTATACGCAAGGAAAAGGAGTAAAGCAAATGAAGATAATCCCGAGGATTACAGACGAAGGAAAGACAGTAAAGGATTATGAAGCCCATTCAATTATTGAGGTGGATATGAGCAGGCTTAAGATACCGGTAGTGGCTATTTATGATCACCCGGATGATTATCCGGATATATGTATTGCCAGGGTATATGATTTGGAACAGCCTACAAATGTGATTTTGCAGAGAGTGACGGCAAGAGAATTAATAGATCATATACAGATGAATACGAGGATGTATTTTATGAAACGCGGAGCAGGGGACGTTCCTTGTTTGGTAGGTGCATTTATGTGACGAAGATAGACGAATAAAATATAGCACCGACTGGGATGTATCACAGCGACCAGTAACAATAGAGAGCCTCTGGCAGCAGTGCCAGAGGGAAAGGAGTAAAGCAATGTTAGTAGATGAGATTAAGAAGCTGAAGAAGGAGATTCCGGGAATTATTACGACAAAACAGGGCACCTGCAGATTTTGTGGCCAGATGACAATGATAGATGCGAAGAACACGTGGAAACAGGATTATATTGACGAGGCGGTCACCGAACAGTGCGGCTGCACAGAGGCGAAAGGGTACTCTTTTATGAAAGAACGGAAGGAAAAGACCAGGAAAGCGATCAAAAACAAATTCCAGAAGATAGATCCTGAGGTGGAAGAGCTGCTGATCATAATTGGCAATATGATCGCAGAGCGCGGAATCCGATCGGCTACGATCGAAATTAAAGGCGGATTAAAAGCAAAAATAGGAATCACTATGAAAGGACTGATCAAAGTTGAAAGAACTGAAACGGAGAAGATTGCAGAGGAAATATAAAAGATGAGAAAGTGTGAATGGTGCAAGAAAGATTTCGAACCACCGCGCAGATGCACAAAGTATTGCAGCAGTGAATGCCGAAAGGCTGCAGTTGCAAAGGCGGCAACAGAACGGGCAGAAAAAAGAAAACTGAAAGATTTGGAGAATGCCAGGAAGAAGTTAGAACGGAATGCTGATAAACTATCGATCAGTGAGGTGAATGCACTAGCCAGGGAAGAGGGGCTGACTTACGGGAAGTATCTGGCAAAACACGGACTGTATTAGGAGGCGTTATGAAGCGGATTGAGAAATTCCAGAAAATGACGACAGAAAAATTAGCAGACTGGATGATGGAAAAGGAATTAGATGAGAAGATAGATTATTGCAAGGCGGAATGTTACCCGGAAATGAAAGGAATACAAAATCAGTATCCGGAAGGCTGCAGAAAGTGTTTGCTTGCCTGGTTGAATGGGGAAGAGGAAGATGGAGAAGTATGAAAGTGAAATTATCGAAAAAGCCAGGAAGATGCATTGGGATGGAAATAATACTAAGGATATTGCGATATTTCTAGGCATCCCCTATGGAACAGTATACGGATGGATTGGCGGAGGTATGCAGAGAGTAAAGCAGAAGCCACAAGTACAGGGAAAAAACGCAGACAGGCATTTGTGCAGGACGTGTATGTATAGGGGGTATAAAGGTTCCATGGGAAATGGATGCGATTATATATATATTAAAAACCATAGTAGGGGCAGCAGTGTGGCGGATTGTAACAGATATGAACGTGGAAAGCGGAAGAAAGCAACAAAAATATGAAGGTGCATATAAAAATTCAATAAAAAATCCAGAATTTCTGAAGCGCATGGCAGCAGCATAAAGGAGGGAAATATTGGTGGATGTAATTGAAGAGAAACAAGGGATAAACGAAAACGACAAAAAGAAGGAATACCTTCGCGGCTACCAGAAACACGTGCGTAGAATAGATCGCATTGAAATGGAACTGAAAGAGCTTCGAGAAATACGCACGTCTGTATCGGTCAACAATGACGGTATGCCACACGGATCCGGACAGAGTGATCTATCAGATTATGCAGCGAAACTGGATGAAATGGAGCGCGAACTAAAGGAAGAAAGATTTCAGAGAATAAAAGCATATAAAGGGATTGCACACCGCGTAAAGGCATTGCATAGTGAGAATGAGAAAGACGTATTGTTCTATAGATACATAGTAGGACTGGACTGGTGGGAGATTGCGGATAGAATGAAGTATTCAGAACGATGGGTTCATAAAATTCATGGAAAAGCACTGGCACATTTCCAACCTCCGAAAAAAGAAAAGAGTTCATAGAAGTTCAGTAGATTAGGTGGTAATATGGTATCATCGAAAAAAACAAAGAAAATAATAAAACCTTTCCAAATAGTATTGACGTACGTATACGTACGTGGTATAATATAGTCAAGAAATGAGGAAAGGAGAAAAAGATGGATAAGAAACAAAAGAAAAAACAAAAGCACCAACTTGAAAAGGCAGCCATCATAATAAGCATAATCAACGGATTGACAACAACGATTTGCTTGATTTATGAAACCTTCTTCAAGTAGGTGCCAGCGGTGGGTATACCACCCACCGCTATTATAAACCATCTTTTGAAATAAATCTATGAAAAAAGTAATCATAATTTCAAACTTGCTTACTTTGTTTCTACTTGGATATTATGCAGTTGAAAAGGGAATTGATTTACTGATAGGGGCAGCGCTTATAGTAAGTGTAATATCGAACGTATTAAATTTATTGAGCGGGGTAGAACATGGAAGAGAAGAAAAGTAGAAGACAAGATAAGTGGGACGAGAAGGCAGGAATGTCGGCAAAGACCTACAAGGTAAACAAAGAAATTGCAGAGAGGTTTGCAGTGGCATGTAAAGTGCGAGGAGTAAGTCAGGGCGGACAACTAACAAAGATGATGAAAGAATTTATTGAACAAGTAAACGAGGAGCATCCAGAGTAATCTGGGTGCTCTTTTGCATGAATGGATGACGGACGATGGATAAGGATGAGCTTAAAAAATGGATTGAGAATCTGATCAAGAAGAATGAACTTTGGAGATTTTACAAATCGAAGGAGTGGATTGTATTGAAGGAACAGATTCTGAAAGAGAACCACTATGAATGTGCCATATGCCGGCAGCAGGGAATCATTACCAGATATGATATAGATGAGGATGGCAACAAGAGACTGCTCAGTACAGTGCATCATGTACAGTACGTGCGTAGGCATCCGGCTCTTGCATTGAGCAGGACGTATACATATCAAGGTAAAGAGTACAAGAATCTAATAGCAGTATGCAAGTCTTGTCACAATAAGCTGCATCCAGAGAAGCGGCGAGGAGCAAATTCTGGCGAGCATTTTGTTAATGAAGAGCGCTGGTGAGCCCCCCTACCCCCCGTAGCCCATTTTGGTTCGGGGGAGTGAACAACGGGAGGGGGACACGACAAAATAGTTTCGCGCGCACGCGCGAGGAAAAGTTGAGAGGTGACAAAATGGCGGATAAAAGCAAGAAGCAAATTAGAGAGTCTTTGATGGCTCAGCTCAAAGCAAAAGGCGCTGACGTAGATCACTTCGAGGCGCTGATTGATGACTATTGTACATATTTCGAACTGGTAAAAAAGATGAAAGCCGACATCCGAAAGAACGGATTGACATACATGGCTACATCGGCAGCAGGAAAGATCTACGAGAAAGACAACCCGAACGTCAAGGCCCTGCCACAATACACCAGATCGATGCTGACCATACTGAAAGACCTCGGCTTGACTACTGACAAGGTGGCGGAGGATGATGGAGAGCTATGACAGATATCCGGAAGATTCCGGAGATTCAGGAATGGATAGACATTGTAGAACACGATACGTATAAATGCTGCGAGGAACAGCATTTGCTGGTCAAGCACATTAAAAAGTGCTTTTCACAAGAAAGCATACATGTGGATGAAGAACAGCTGAGCAAATACATGAAAATTTGTGAAGAATATCTGCCGTTCAAATTGTTTCCGTGGCAGAAATTCGTGATTGCATTACATGATTGCACGTATTGGAATGATTCCGGAATGCCGAGGTGGCCGGATCTGTTCGCAATGCTGGGGCGAGGAGCTGGAAAAGATGGAACGATAGCAGCAGAATCGTTCTGCCTGACTTCTCCATACAACGGAATCAAAGAATATGATGTGGACATTTGCGCCAACAACGAAGAACAGGCGATTCGGCCGGTGCAGGATTTGGTGGGATTTTTTGAGGAACCTTCGATTCTAAGAAAAATCAAGAAATTTTATCACTGGACGAAAGAAAAAATAGTCAGCCTCAAAACGAAATCGACAATCAAAGGGAGAACGAACAGCCCAAAGGGCAAGGATGGCTTAAGATCCGGAATCGTAATATTCAACGAAATTCATCAATATGAAAATTACGATAACATCAATGTATTCACAACCGGTTTAGGCAAAAAGAAACATCCACGACGATCATACTACACAACAAACGGAGATGTCCGGGAGGGGCCGCTGGATGATCTCCTGGACGATGCAGAGGATATTCTGCACAACGGTGTAGATGACAATGGACTCCTGCCATTCATTTGCAAACTAAATGATAAAAAAGAGGTGGACGATGAGTCAAATTGGACGATGGCAAACCCATCGCTTCCATACCTGCCGAACCTTTTGGCCGAGATCAGGAAAGAGTACAGAGAATGGAAAAAGAATCCGGAGCGACTACCGGCATTTATGTCCAAACGGATGAATTTGCCAGATGCCGCAAAAGAATCAGCAGTGGCAAACTGGGAAGACATTAAACGCACAAACAAAGAATTGCCAGATCTTAAAGGATGGAATTGCACCGTAGGGATCGATTATATGAAAACGACAGACTTTGCTGCTGTCAATTTCCATTTCAAGGCGGGCGATCAACGATATGACATAAATCATGCATGGATATGCTCGGCATCGAAAGACATACCACGAATCAAGGCTCCGTGGCGTGAATGGGTTAAAAAGGGTCAGCTAGAATATGTGGATGACATTGAAATACACCCGTCTATAATCGCAAATTATGTGTTCGAAATGGGAAAAAAATACAATATTTCAATGGTTGCGATTGATAACTATCGATATTCTTTGCTGGCAGATGCTCTCGCAAAGGTGGGCATATCAAAGGAGCACGGAAACCTGCTCCTGGTAAAGCAAACGGACATCATCAAGGTTGTACCAGTAATCGATCATTGCTTTATCGAGGGATATTTTACATGGGGAGACGATCCGGTTCTAAGGTGGGCAACAAATAACACAAAAGTAATACGATACGGAAAGCAGCAGGGAGCCGACAAGGGCTCTTTTGTTTATGCCAAAATTGAGGCGAGGAGCAGGAAGACGGACCCGTTCATGGCCGTGGTGGCATCAATGGTTCCGGAAGCAGAGATAAAAGAAAGACCTAAAATCCGCAAAGTGAAGACTATTACCATTTGAGTGAGGAGGTGAGAGAAAATGTGGATCAAAGATTTTTTAGAAAAGTTATTTCCAACAAAAGGCAAATATGGAGGCGACAGATCAGCCATAGTTATCGATATACCTGCGGAACTGTACTACAAAGAACTGGCTATATATACGGCCTCATCCCTCATCGGGAATGCAATTTCGCGCTCAGAAATCAAATGTTTTGTCGGCGGTGTTCCACAAAAAAATGCAGATTATTTTCTGCTGAACGTATCCCCGAACAAAAACGAGACGTCGTCAATATTCTGGCACAAGGTGATCAATAAGGTGATAAGAACAGGGGAAGCTCTTGTGATCGAGGCGACAGGAAAGCTATATTGTGCAGATTCCTATGTGGTTCAGAACGAACGTCCGATTCTGGGAGATATCTATTCCGGGGTTACAGTGGGAAATTTTTCGTTCAACAAAACATTCACGCAGGATGATAGCTACAGATTCCGGCTGGATGATGTGAATGTAAAAATGCTCGTAGATGGAATGTACGAGGAATATGGCAAAATTATGTCGGCGGCAGCAAAGTCGTTCAAATCAACGAATGGACAGAAATACAAAATCCACATCGAAGGCGTAAAATCAGGAGACGCTGAATTCGAGAAGGAATTCGAGGAACAGATCTCGGAACAGTTGAAATCATATATTCAGTCCGAGAATGCAGTATATCCGGAATTTGATGGATATACTCTGGAACCGGATAAAAACACAGCAAAATCCGCAGATGACTTTCTGAAACTGAAATCAGATCTGATGAGTACGGTGGCAGCAGCATTCCACATTCCGGAAAGTATGATGACGGGGAACATAACCAACATGGCAGACATCGTGGGTTCGTTTCTGTCGTTTGGCGTGGATCCATATGCGGACATGATTTCAGAAGCGCTAAACAAGAGAGGCGGAATTGAAAATTATATAAAAGGCAACACATATATGGTGGACACAGGAAGGATACACCATAGAGACATTTTCAATATAGCATCCGGAGTCTCAAATCTGATCAGCAGCGGAACATTCTGCATAGATGAAGCAAGAGAGGAATTGGGCAGAGCTCCACTGAACACAGCATGGAGCCGGAAACACTTTATTACGAAAAACTTTGAGGAAATAGAGAAGTTTTTAAAAACGCCGGAGGGAGGTGAATAGGAGATGAAAAAGAGAAAGTTTTATCAAATCACAACAGCCGAAAGAGTGGCAAATATTGACATCTACGGAGACATTACATCGAGTCCGTACGACTGGTGGACCGGTGAAAAAACCGGAGTATCAGCGAAGGATTTGAAACAGGAAATTGATGAGCTGGATGTAGATGTGATCAATATTTATATAAATTCCTACGGCGGAGAAGTGGCAGAAGCACTGGCAATCTACAGTGCGTTGAAAAGACACCAGGCGGCGATACATACGTACTGCGATGGGTTCGCCAGCAGTGCAGCAACGATTATTTTTGCCGCAGGAGATACGAGAACGATGGGGAACATTGCACTCATGATGATTCATAATTGCATGTCGTATCTCGGCTATGCCAATTCAGAAGAAATGAGAAAGGCAGCAGAAGACAACGACAAAATCAATCAGTCGAGCATCAATGCATATCTGCAGATTACCAATCTGACAGAGGATAAAATAAAAGAAATGATGAACAGAGAAACATGGTTGACTGCACAGGAATGTCTGGATTATGGATTCGCAACAGAGATTGCAGAACAGGAAGACGATGACGACGAAGGCCAGGCACAACAGTCTGCAGTCGGATCAATCAGAGAGGCAATTCTGAACAGAAGTCTGCAGCCGGTTCTCGAAAGCCAGAATCTGGAGCCGATTATGAAGAAACTCGATGAGATGCAGAAAAGCATCGACAGCCTGAAAGAAGGCAATTCGAAGCCTTTTGACGGCCAGGAACAGACTGGCAACCAGGAAAGCAATTTCCTCAAAACAATGTTCTCAAACATTTTATAAAACAACAAACGAAAGGAGAAATAAAAATGTTTAAGGAGAATTCTATGGTGCGCGACGCAGTCGTGGCAATGCAGTCAGCAATCGAAAGCGGAAACAAAGAAGCAATCCAGAATGCGTTTGAAAAATTCGGGGAGAGCATTGCTGCGTCCGTGCAGGCAGACTTCGAGAGCGCAAATGGAGACAAGCAGATCTTGCTCCAGAGAGGATTCCGTGTACTGACTGCGGAAGAAAAGAAATACTACGAGAAGATTATCGAAGCAGGAAAACAGAAGACAGTGCAGGTCATGAACGGCCTTGTAACACCGGAGGTAATGCCGAACACCATCATCGAAGATGTGTACAAAAATCTCACAGAGGAGCATCCACTGCTGAATAGAATCAACTTCCAGAGTGTGGCATACCTGACACGCTGGATCTTGAATGATCATTCTGTGCAGACTGCAGTATGGGGAGAAATCAACGACACAATCACGAAGCAGATCACATCCGCTTTCCAGACAGTGGAGCTGACACAGTGCAAACTCTCTGCATACGCTGTAATCGAGATGGACATGCTCGACCTTGGACCGGTATTCCTGGACGGGTACATCCGCACGTTCCTGCAGGAAGCACTTGCAACAGCACTCGAAAAAGCAATTATTACCGGATCCGGACACAACGAGCCGATCGGTATGGACAGAAATATTGCGCACGGTGTATCTGTATCCACAGCAACCGGATATCCGCAGAAAGAGGCAAAGAAAGTGACCAGCTTCCTGCCTAAAGAATATGGAGATATCCTGGCAGACCTGGCGGTAACAGAAACATATTACACATCTGATTCCACAGGAGAGGTTGTGGCGGCGTCCACAGCGGCCAACACGGACGGATCTGCAAAGA